CCAAAGAATGATAGTCAAAGTAGCTTGATTATCAAATATTAAGAAATATTAACGCCAAAGAGAGATGAAAACACCAGTAGAAGAACTATTTGATAAGCTTTGGAACACAGACAAAGACAAATTTACTTGGAATGCTATTTTAAAGACAATGCTTGAGAAAGAAGCTTTTCAAATGTGTGAAGCTTATATAGAAGGATACTACAACGGTAGGAAATCTAACATCAAAAATTAAATTTACAAGGATGAACCAAGGACGTAGCAACAAACAAATACAAGACGCATTACTATTCACATCAATAAGCTTTATAGGAGCATTGATAACACTAATAGTAAGTATATTCGTATAATAGATAAAACCTATGAAAATTACCGACATTCGAGAAAACCCAGACAATCCAAGGGTAATAAAAGACCACAAGTTTAAGCAGCTTGTTAAATCAATCAAAGAGTTCCCACAGATGCTAGAATTACGCCCTATCGTGGTTGATAGTAACAACATCGTACTCGGTGGTAATATGCGTTTAAAAGCCTGTAAGGAAGCTGGATTAAAAGATGTTCCTGTTCTGGTGGCTGATAAACTGACAGACGAGCAAAAGAAAGAATTTATAATCAAAGACAATGTAGGCTTTGGTGAATGGGATTGGGATATACTAGCAAACGAATGGGATGCAGAATCATTAGAAGATTGGGGATTGGATTTACCTTTTGACCCACCAACAATCGAGGCAGAAGAAGACGACTATGAAGAACCAGATGATTTAAAGGTAGATGTAGTATTAGGTGATTTAATAGAGATAGGAGAACACCGTTTACTTTGTGGGGATAGTACGGACTCGAAACAATGGGAAAGGTTGGAAATAAAGAAAAATACAATATGCTTTACTTCTCCACCTTATAACGCTGGGAAATCTGCCAAGTTAACGGGAAATAAAGCGGCTTCAAAAAAAGGAAACTTTTACGAGTCTTACGATGACGATTCAATAGACTACTCGGCTTTAATATCAGAAAGTCTTTCAAATGCAATAATATTTACGAGTGGAGTTTGCTATAACGTACAACCTTTGGCTGGTAACAAGGTAGAATTGATAGAATGGTTAAATCAATGGAAAGGTTCTCTTGTTGATATATTGACTTGGGACAAGGTACACGCTCAGCCAGCAATGGCGCAAGGAGTTTGTTCTTCTACCTTTGAGTGGTTAGTAATATTCAATAAAGAAAACAACTCTCGGACGATTCCTTTATCTTCTTGGAGGGGTACGATAAGCAATGTTTATTCAGGGCCTCCACAAAGAAACAACGAGTATTCAAGCGTTCACGCTGCTACATTTCCAATTCATTTACCTGAGTTTGTTATTGGTAAATTGATGGATAAAAGCGAGGCGGTTGTTGATTGCTTTATAGGAACTGGAACAACAATGGTAGCAGCACATCAACTGAACCGCAAATGCTACGGAATGGAATTAGACCCAAAGTATTGTCAAGTAATAATAGATAGAATGCAGAAGCTTGACCCAACACTCGAAATAAAAATAAACGGTAAAGATTATGGACAAAACAGAACAACATAAAAAGGCAATGATAGATGCGCTTGAGAAATCATTAGGCGTAGTAACATCAGCGTGCAAAACAGTAGGCATTGGAAGAACTACGCATTACGCTTGGTTAGAGCAAGACCCGGAATATAAAAAGGCAGTAAATGATATATCAGACGTTGCTTTGGATTTTGCCGAATCGCAGCTTCACAAACAAATCAAAGACGGTAACAGTACATCTACTATCTTTTATCTAAAAACAAAAGGCAAGAAACGAGGATATGTAGAACGCCAAGAGATAACCGGAGCAGATGGCTTACCGAGTAACATTCAAGTAGAAATAATACGTGGAGATAAGGAGTAACGTAGTATTCGAGCATCTTCTTGATTCAGACAAGAAAATAATAATAGAGCAGGGTGGTACACGTTCTGGAAAGACGTACAACATTCTGCTCTGGCTTATTTATTACTACTGTCCTAACAACCGAAACAAAACAATAACAATCTGCCGTAAAACATTCCCAGCACTACGAGCAACGGTAATGCGTGATTTCTTAGACATACTAAGAAGTAGCGATATGTACCGGGAAGAAGACCACAACAAGTCAAACTCCGAATATCATTTGTACGGCAATCTGATAGAGTTTATCAGTCTTGACCAACCACAGAAGGTTAGAGGTCGTAAAAGAGATTTGCTTTACGCAAACGAAATAAACGAATTGACGTGGGAGGATTGGCAACAGTTACTATTCAGAACTGAAGGCAGAATCATAGGCGACTTTAACCCATCGGATGAGTATCACTGGTTATACGACAAAGTAATTTCAAGAGAGGATTGCGATTTCTTTAAAACGACATACAAAGACAATCCATTCCTATCTACTGACCTTATATCCGAGATTGAAAGATTAAAGGATACAGATGAGCAATACTGGCAGATATATGGTCTTGGAGAAAGAGCGATTTCAAGAGCGACAATATTCACTTTCACCGAGATTGATAAAATACCTGATTACGCTTCTTTGCTATCGTATGGGATGGACTACGGTTTTACAAACGACCCAACGGCATTAGTAGCAGTTTATAAACACGAACACAACCTGTACATCAAAGAACTCTTATATCGCACAGGTATGACCACTATTGACATTCATAATTTTCTAAAAGAAAACTACATCCAAGGTGCGATATATGCTGATACGGCAGAGCCTAGATTGAATGAGGAGTTAAGGAGGTTTGGTTGGAATATACGTAAAAGCGAGAAGGATATAAAAGCGGGAATCGATATGCTAAAACGACACAAGCTTCACGTGCTTAAAGATTCCACTAATGCAATAATGGAATTTAGAAATTACAAATGGAAAGAGGATAGGACAGGAATCATTACTAATGTACCTATTGACACCAATAATCACATCTGCGATTCTGTACGTTATGCCACTTATTCAATGTTATCCAAACCTAACCTTGGAAAATACGTGGTAAGCTAGTATATTTGATAAAAACAACAAAGATGAATCACTTACTTTATTACACGGAAGAAAAAGAGTTTGAATGCTTCGAATGCGGAGAACCGATAGACCACGAAGGCTACTGTTCGGGACGTTGCTTTGAGGCATCGATGCGCTAACTCACTAACCTCCTTCGGGAGGTTTTTTTATGCTCTTTACTTAAATCTTGACAGATTTTCTAAAACCTTAATTAAAATTCGTTATATGTATAGCGAAGCATTAAGCGAGCAAGTTATGAAGGTAGAGATTAACATCCCAGAAACTATGTCAGAGGTAACACTCGGGCAATATCAAAAGTTTCTAAAGATACAAGAGAACAACACGGACGAGCGGTTTCTGCAAATCAAAATGATAGAGATATTCTGCAACGTGCCTTCAGAGTATGTTTTGAATATGCGATTATCAGACACGAATGAAATCGTTTCGATGTTGAACGAGTTATTCATCGACAAACAAAAACTAATACAACGCACGAGGATAGGAGGTAAGGAATACGGCTTTATTCCAAAGCTAGAAGACATCTCACTTGGAGAATACATAGACCTAGACACCTACTTGGGAAATTGGGAGAATATGCATTTAGCTATGCAGGTTTTATATCGACCTATCAAAAATAAATACGGAGAGCGGTATTCGATTGAAGATTACAAAGCCAGTGATGGGTTGCATATGAAAGATATCACAATGGACTGCGTGATGGGTTCTATTCTTTTTTTTTACAGTTTAGGGACGGACTTATCGAAAGCTATCCTGAACTCTTCACAGGCGGAGAAGGAGAGCCTTATAGTGCGTTATCTCAATTCGGAAGCAAATGGGGTTGGTATCAATCAATATACGCACTCGCTCTCGGTGATGTTACAAGACTTGAACATATCACTGAACTAAATGTACACAAGTGCTTGATGATGCTAGCGTTTATGAAAGAGAAGAATGATTTGGAAGTTCAACAAATTAAAAAGAAATGAGTAAAGGAATACAAGGGTTCTATAAAGTAACCGAGACAATCAAGAACACATTGCTTGATGATGTAAATGTGAACACAGTAACACACGGAGACATAACCGACATTGACCTATCAAAGCAAACCATCTTTCCGTTGTCGCATTTAATGGTTAATTCTGCGACACAAGATGAACGGATATTGACTTTTAATTTAAGCGTGTTGGCAATGGATATTGTAGACACAAGCAAAGAAGAAGTAACCGATTTGTTTGTTGGAAATGATAACCTTCACGATGTTTTAAACACGCAGTTAGCCGTTTTAAATCGAATGTTGCAAAAGCTACGTATGAGCGATTTGTTTCGGGATAAGTACCAGCTAGAAGGTTCGGTAACTTGTGAGCCATTTCTAGATAGGTTTGAAAACAACATTGCGGGATGGGTAGCGACATTCGATGTGGTTATTGAAAACGATATAAGCCTATGCAGTTAAAGAACACACAGGAGGCTTTAAATAAGTTCGGTAAGTACGTTATCCAACAATCGAGGAGCAATCTTACCAGAAAGAAAATAAACGCTTCTAAAACGCTTTATAACGCTTTAAGCTACGAGGCTAAAGAGATGCCTAATTCGTTCTTGTTAAAGTTCGATTTAGGTAAGTATGGTGCTTTTGTAGATGAAGGGGTAAAGGGTGCTAAATCTACCTATCCTGAATCTATTAAATCACGTTTCAAATACACAGGACGTTTTAAATCTATTCCTCCAAAAGCGTTAGACGGATGGATGATTAAAAAAGGCATCGAGGGGATTAGAAATGAGAAAGGACAATTTGTACCTAGAAAGACATTGAGATTTATTTTGGCACGTTCTATTTACCAGAAAGGAATACGTGCTACTATGTTTTTTACAACACCGTTTCAAAAAGCCTTTAAAGATTTACCTGACGACCTTGTAGAAGCATTTGCATTAGATGTTGATGACCTTTTAAAATACACAACAAAGAAATGAGTACAAAGATAAATGTAAGGTCTCCTTACTACATTAGAAAACTACGTTCAGGAAGTGTTCCAGACACAGAAACTTTGAATTTAAAGATATGGACAGGTGCTAAGACACCTACTCCAA